CTATCAAAGAACTCTTTGGCTGGCAACGTAAAGCTGCTTAGCCATTATCTCAAATTTTAACGAACTATTGATATATTAAAAGGAGACTAAAAAGCCTCCTTGATTATAATTGTACAATTTGCATATGATGAACATCCCTTGTATCAAGTTTCATCTTGAAAAAAATAGGCTGATGCTCATTCTTGTTGAAAATGCTAATAACTTCGTTTATAATATCATCTTTGCATCTATAACCAAAGTATATTGCTTCAATGTATGACATTTTATCTAATGGAATACCTAGGTAATCATTTGGCTCATTGGGGTTAAAATCTATTAGCCGAACTTCATTCTCATAAGACCATTCTATACTTTTTGTAGCAAAAGCAAGAGTAGTGTCAATAGTTGGAGTGTCTATGCTTATAGGATTTTCGGTATAGTTTATCTTTTTTAGATACGAGTGTTCAAATTTTTCGTTTTCCTCTTGCTTTATGAAACGTGAGGATAATTTATACTTTATGCAAAATCCTTTATGTTCATCAGCATAATGTGACCACATTAGAGATTTCTTTACGACTTCATCTTCATTGCCATAACAGAAACTTCTTATTCTAAAATAATCGAAAGATTTAGCATAAGGTTTGGCATGACTTTTATCTTTGCATTTCTGTGCCAGATGTTCCTCATTTGCCCATAAATTTATGATGCTATCAAATGGGTCGTTCATATTTTTGGATGGAGAAACAGTTATTTTATTCTCTTTTAGATCTGCCAAAGAGTATTTACCATACCTCCTGAATGAAAATAATGACACAGATTTACAATTCTCAAAATCAGATTTTAGGAATGATATATAATATTGAACTTTTTTATAAGCAGAAAGTGAATTTTTATAGTCTTGTAATTTGGCATAAATCTCGCCAGCGGTTGAATAAACTTCAATTAGTTGTTGTTTTATAGATATTAATGGCAAGCAATATGAATTTCCGTCCGGATACGAATACCATAGTCCAACACCATTCTCTACTCCTGGTGCGCTTTCTTCTATTCTATCAACTAACTCTAATGATTTGTCAATGTTTTCTTTTGCTTTAGCTAAATGCTCTTCTGTTTTATTGTAATATGCCGCTTTAAAGTAATAAAGTCTAAAGTCATTACATGACAAGCCTTTAATTTGGTTAAATAAAGTGGTCAACTTATCAGTTGATTTATTTTCTATGTATTTTTCAATACTCTCGACAAATTTTTGAAAATCGTTCATGTTGAATACTTAAATATTTAGAGACAAATATACAATAATAATTTGAATGAAACAAAGGCTTTATCATAAAATAGTTTGAAATCACATATACACCTCAATCCCATTCACCTCAAATATACACGCATCTCGAAGCTGTCGGATTTCGTTGGAGTCCAGCAGCTTCATTCGTCTTGTGTCTTTGTAGAAGTCATATTTGAGGGAGATGCAGCGGTGCCAGGACTGGATTTCACCGCTGCGAGTCCATAGACGGATGTCGATGGGTTCGGGACTGGAGAGTATTTTGCGGAGGGTGGTGATGTGGATGGATTGCATAGCGATGTGGATTAATCGAAGGTGCGGTAGAAAGGATCATCGAAGATGTTGTTGCCATAGTCAATGGTGATTGGGAAATGATGGCTGCTATATTTGTACTTGAACTTGATGCTGTTCGTGGCGTTGTCGGCATCGGAGATTTCACTGTTTATGTCAGTGATGGTGATGGGTGCCAGGGCACCACCTATCTCAACGATGTTGACATAGCGAGAAAGGAGGAGCTGGGAGAAGTGCTTGGCTTCCTCGAAGGTAAGCATCGAGGACTCCACGTCATACTCGTAGGCTGACTTGTCATCATAGAAGGTGGTGACACCGAGCGAGGTGGCAGTGGAACGGACGATGTCGAGCTTGCTCTTTGTGACGCAAGTGAGGTGTATGTATTCATCGCAGTTGAACTCATTGCGCACGAGTAGCGTGAGGTTCGGCGTGCGGTCAGTAACATAGAACGTCTTGGCAAGAAAGCCACGATGAACGGTGAACTGAAGCAGTCGGCACTTGCTACCGATGCGGGTTTCTATAGCAATAGGACTTATAATGTCACGTATCAAGGTGGTGTTCTTGGTGTCCACTTTAGCATCCTCGATGCGAACCATGCGAGGTGTAGACTCGCCATCGAAGAGAGCCAGGCACTCGGTGTAGCCCTGCAGCGTGACATCAGGCAAGTAAAACGCCGAAAGGGTCTGAAACGAATTGCGTGGAATGGTGAACATCGAGCGTGTGGTGAGGAAGAACAGTTGTACAAAGCCCATGGCATTTGTGGCGAGGCTCAGACGAGAGTAAATGAAATGGCGTTCAGGTGTGGTAGTCTCTTCAGTCTTTGTGTCCGCCGTGATGACAAAGTTGGCAAAGACACGTTGCTTATCCAGCATGTGCCCCTCGATGATGGAGCGAGCATCATAGAGCATGGCGATGTTGTTGTAAGGGTAAAGCGTAGTTTCAAAGATAGTGTCAGAACCACATGCGATAGTGACATATACCGAAGCAGCCTCAGAAGATATTTCAATCTCTGATGGGATGTTGCAAGTGAAGACGTAGAGAGAAGGATTATAATTGATTTTCAGCATGACCTTTTTGTTTTCAAAGATAACAGGCTTTGCCTGTATAAGAAAAGACCCAACCGCAGCGTTGCTCTGCACGGCTCGAAGGACAAAGGGCTTTAGTATGGAGTGTAGGCAAGTGCGGACTTGTTACGATCTTGCAGCAGCGACAGAAGAAAGCCCGACTCCTTCGAGCCGGGCGGAAGTGGAAGACTGCCTAAGCAGCCTTTTCAGCCTTTGGCTTGCGCCCTCTTTTCTTCTTAGGCTTTTCCTCTACTGGAGCAGGCTCCGGCTTCTGCACCTCCTGCGCCATGGGAGCTGTGGCTCCCTTGGCTTTTGCAATCTCTTGCGAGAGGCGTGCGAGGCAATTATCAGAGATGTTCAATCCCAACCTCTTTTTGAGGAGGAAGGCGAGACGCATAGCCTTGTATGCACTTGTGCAATACATCTTATCTGAGCTGTTATCGCTTGTGTAAACGACCCATACATTGTTTGTGGACTTGCCGGAATTGGCTTTAGCTGCTAAAATGACATTTGAAGTATTCATAACTTTCCTATTTTAAGAGTGAAACAATCTGATTAGTGAATGAGATAGACTTCGATATAGCTGATGTCTACAAAGCTGTCTGCTGCGAGTGCTTCCGCCTTGGCGCTTGCCTCAGAATGGCTGTCCGCCTCGATTTCATATTCGATATACTCGCCATCCTCTCCATTGATGACAACCTGATAGAGATTGCTTGACAATTCAACCTGTCTTGAACTTCTTTTACCGAAGTGATATTCTGAATTAAAAGTGGTGTGTACCATAATCTTTAAAATTTTATTTGTTCGAATTAAAAGTGAAGCACCGAAGTGCTTTTGTAATTTTTACGTGCATACAAGGAGCAGCAAGGAGAAGGCATTTTAATGCAAGGGATAGCCAAGATTATTTCATCCTTCAGGGCTTGAAAGATTTTGGAATGAGGCAAACCTGCCCCAAAAACTTTTGAAAAAATCTTAGGATAAGCGTGGAGCGCGACCCTTTCAGAATGCCGCTTGCGCTAACTTTGCAAAGGAAAAATCATAAGCATTACATTTGGTAAGTGCTTCACGTCGAACAAATAAAATGATTTGGTACAAAGAACACCACTTCAGAATATTACTCCGGAATAATAAAAGAAGAAGACTGGTGATTTGAATTGTGCAATCTCTGTTGTCATCATAGGATGGGATGGCTACTTCTTTCATGATGAAATCGTGGCAGACAGCTACCTATCTTTTAGGCAAGCAGAAAGGTGGATGTGCTTGTAGCTACAAAAATGAACATCAGCAGTATTGAAGTTCATTCACTAATGAGAGTGTGGAACGGATGAGAAAAGGCTAATATGAATACTTGTCATTTTGGTGGCGAAATAAAAGCCGATTCGTCCACAGACAATGACAGGGATGGTGGAACAAGCCACCAAGACAACAGCATAGAAAAGATGCACAAAGTGCAGGAAAGGCGGTGCGCCACGCCTTACTCCTTTGAAAATCGGGATTGGCAACCTTTCGTTATTGACTCTCACGCCTGAGAGATTGCAAAAGCTGAAGGTGCAAATAGCGAAGCGAAGGAGGTGCTGAAGACGGAGCATACCGCTGAAAAAAGAAAAGCCTTCATCCTGCGTTGGGCGCAAGACAAAGGCGTATAGGAAAGGGTGATTAGGCAGACTACTACTTCATCTTTCTTAATTTATTAAGAAGAAGTTCCAAATCTTTCATTTGTTCTTTCAATGGCATAATGTTAAATGCCAGCCAAACATCATTTGTAGGCAATGTGTTTGTGGATGCTCTACCCATTGAAGAAAGTTTCCCATCTATAAATGTAAACTCAAAAATTTCATTTTTCTTTCTAAAAGAATTGTAGAACGGAACTTCATACCCTCTTGGTGTAATATGTACTTTTTTGTTGCCAAGCCTTTTTGTTACGCTTTCAATTGACTCGCCAATTCTGAAGTAACTAAAAACCTTGTCTGCACCAATTTTTGAAATAGGAAGTTGGCGAAATTTCATTATATTCAATTCCTTAACGTATGCTTCTTCTGTTTCCTCGCATAAGTCATCGTAAATAGTAGTATCTTGCTTCTCTGCTGAAGAATATACAATCATCTCTTTTGTCCGACCAACAACATAATATCTTGTAACAGATAAATCATTTTTGTCTGTTCTTACAAGAAGTGTGTCGGGAATATTTGTTTGAGCAAATACATATTCCCCAACAAAAGATAGCAATAAAGTAATAAAATATTTTATCATGTGTAAATCTATTTAATGGATGCAAAGTTACACAATTATCTTACTCCACCAATCGCAATTGGATATAAATCATGCTGTGGGAACTTCTCGCAGCCGATATAGAGTGTATCGAAGGCATCGGTGCCGTCGGTACGGTGTTCGAGAAGGTCTTCTTCGGACTCAGGCTGCTTTTCCATAGACTTGTTTTTGCGGAAGCCGTTGCGTCCTCGCTCCACCCCGGCAGACTGGATGGCAAGGATGAGGTCATCGTTATTCTGGCGGTTGAAGTACGGCATGAGGCGTTGCTTCCCGGCGAAACCCTGGTTGATGAGAAGATACTTTTCATCGTGTCGCATCGGGTTGCCGAGATACACGTCAATGACCTGCCATCCGTGGCGCTCGAACTCATGGACTACCACCCAGTGGAAGTCCTGGTCGTTCACAGCATAGTTAGAGCCGAGAGCGGTGGCATCATAGTAGTATATGACCGTCTTGTTTGGGTGTGGTGCGTAATAGGTACAGAAGTCGGCGACGAGCGCAGGGATTTTGCGCTCGAATTTGACGTAGAACGATTTGAGGATGTTTAATCTATTGTTGCGAGGCTGACCGCACACAATCCAGTTGATATTGGCGTTGTAGTCCATGCCAATGCAGAGAGGCTGCATAGGGTCGATGTCCGAGTCCGTGCGACAGTCGAGCGAGCTGTTGAGCGTAGAGAACTGGTTGTTGGCATGGATAGTGTAAAGATCCTGCTGCGCCTCCTTGATGATGCGGTCGTAGCCGAGTGAGTCGAGGTAGTCGAAATCCGACGCATCATATTTGTGGTACTCCTGCATGGACGAGTAGAAACCATCGTGCGAGATGCCAATCTTCTGACAGAGGATAGAAGTCTGGAAAGTTTTTGGCGTGAGGTCGCGCTTCATCTGGCGGATGTACTCTTCACCGAGAAGCTGGAGGTTTTCGAGGGTGGAATACTCCTTATAATAGACCGCCACCGAGCGCATCTTGTTAAGCGACTGGTCGAGCCATTTGAGGTAATTCGGAAGATAGCTTGGAATGGGCTTGCGCTGCTCTTTGAGCTGGGCGATGCGCTCCTTCGTCTGCCATATCTTGTAGATTGTGCCCTTGATGGTGTCAATCCGTTCCGTGTCCATCTTGTCCTCGTAGTGCAGGAACCAAGAACCCTTTGTAGTCTGAGGCATATCCGAGAGCACCATCATGCTATGGTTAAAGCTGTGGTGCCCGAAGTACGAGCGTATACCACCATTGGCAGGCAGAGTCTCGTCCTTCAGCTTGTTATAATCAATGAACTTCGCCTCGTCGATGAGCAGCCATGAGAGCGTGAGCGAGTTGGAAGAACCCGGACGGTCCTGACTGATGATGATCGCCACCGAGCCATTATAGAACGTGATTACATGCTCATAGTCAGCCGGTTCGGTGATTGGCTTAGAAAATGACTTCGGTGGTTTTCTGCCTACCACATAATGCACGCCATTGATGTACCCCCAACGCTTCCATGCTGCAAGCAGACCAGGGAGCGTGTTCGTCAAGCCATGCTTGAACGTAGGCACCACGATACCACCAGTAGAGCCAGGCATACGCTGCATGTTGCGCAGCACAAATGGCGAGGCGATGGAGTCCGTCTTGCCCGTGCGTCGTCCGGCCACGATGACCGTAGTCTTCGCGCCGATGTATTGCGTTAGGAGTTGAGGTTTGTTGAAGTACACACGCTTAGAGTGTTGCTTCGCCTCAATATCCCAAAGGTAAGTGTCAACTTTGTTCGTCATTGTTTTCTGGCTTAAAGATGTCATCAAGAACAAGATCCGCTTGTTCGTATTCAATGTTTTCTGTGTCCGGATGCGACGTGGTAAGCTCCTGAGTGAGCTTTCTGATGCGGTCGTCGATGTTCGGGACCGGCGTGATACCCACAACACGCGGGTCAGTAGTCGGGAAGAACGGTTGGACAACAATCATGTGGTACGGTACAGATTGCTCGTCCTCGATGTCGATGCGGTTGAACTTCGCATAAGAAGTGGCCGCTTTCTCCATTGTCTTCGTGTCCTTACGCTTCTTCGCCATCTGGTACGTCTCCATGATCATCTCGTTGTATCGCCAACGATGGAAGTCACGCGTACACTCCGATAGGTTCGGTAGCAGAGCCTTGACGATTTTCAAGTCCGCATACGCCGTGACTTGCGACAGTCCGTAACGGCTGCGCAGCTCATCGACAAACTGACGATCCTTCATGTCAGGGTTGGCGATAGACCATGTGACCATATCCCTTAATCGAAGTAGATGTTCGATTTGGGGAACAGAATATTTACCTTCCAATTCCGATTGGGAGGTGTAAAGGTCCTGTTTGGCGATGTCGATAATGCTTAATTGTGACATGAAGAGAATTTTGAATTATTCATCATCCTCCATATCGAGGAGGTTGTTACGGGTGTTTTCAAGAGCGAGTGGAGAGCCGACGTAGGCGAGCTGCATCTCCTGATGCAATAGCTTGACACGTGAAGCAGCCTTGCCACGGTGGTAACGTTGCGAAACAGGCGTGCTTCTGTCTGCGATGTCACGGCGTAAATCCTCTGGTGGAACACCGAGAATTACAGCCATGTCGCTGATTTTGAGGTAGATTGAAGCATATTGTTCAATCTGTGTGAGAACTTCTTCTGAATATACCATATTATTTTAATTGTTAGCACCAGCAGCATTGATGCGCTGTTGGAAAAGGTCGGTTAGCGGAACGGAATGGTTCTTTATAAGATCCATGACGGATGTATGAAGAGTATTGAAGATGTCGGGCGAAGTGGAGATGAACGTGGACTCATGGCGGTTGCCTCGTGTGAGATTCTGCGAGGTGACGACACTAATCTGTTCACCAGACTCCGCTTGCACGAGAAGGATTTTGGAATGGTTGTCGGCAAGATAGGTGCGCTTCATCGTCTGCGTGATGAACGCCCATAGCTTTAGCGTTTTGTTCGTAGCCTTATGGTCGAGAACAAGATTAAAGGCAGATATGTTGCCGGACTTTTCGATGAAGAAGAGCCTACGCAGGAACTCCTCAGAGATGGAGAACGAAGTCTGCCAAATCTCCGCTTTGCCGACCTGTCCCAAAATCCACTCCAAAACGTCCGCCACCTGAAGAGCATTGGAGAGATACGCCTGGTGTGGACATTCAGAGAGTGGCTTTAGAATGTCATCTATATTGATGTTGCGCTTCACTACTTCTTGGATTTAGACTTGGACTTCGGCTTGGAAGGAGTGGCATCCTCAGGCTACTCAGCTAATTGGTCCGTTGGAGATGGACTAATTTCTGTTTCCTTAGTCTGCTCCTCTTCGCTTTCGTTGGTTTCGGTATTTGCTGCACTTTCTGCCTTTGTCACATAATGGTCATAAGTGTTCCAATTTGCGTGCAACTTTTTATCGAGATTTATAAACTCGTCGAGTAACGGCTTGCGTTCTGCAGCCGGCACCTGCTTAGTAGAGTCCGACAACAAGCGTAGGCGTAGATGGAGTTCACGCATACGGTGAGTGATATCAAGATTCTCGATATAGAGCGCCTGGATATCCTCAGGCAGCGAGTCGTGATCCGCACGCTTGCCTGCCTTAAAGTCCTTCGCTTCGTTGTGTTCCTTGAACTCTGTTCGACTTGCCACGATAGCATCCACTTGTTCCTGCATGATGTTCACCTCGTCATGGGCTTCGACCTCACGGCGAGCTTTGAGGAAGGCACGGAGCTTGCCTTCGATGAACTCAGCCTTGCCTTTGGGATTGACGCTGAGATTACGATACATTATGGTGTTGTTGGTGAGTTGGAGAAGAAGGATTGCACCCTCGTTCCAGTCACGCTCTGCAGATGGCGTGTCGAGCCATTGCTGGAGTTTGTCAGTCAGATTGTTCATATTTTATAGTTTAACTTCGTTGAATTGTGGCTGCACTCGGCATAGTTCAAGCAAGCTTGACTCTGCTCTCGTTTGCTCACAATTTGTTGTTTATTCCAGTAAAGAACACACAATTCTTGTGATGTTCTGTAAGCACATTGCGCATAGCCTTCAGCGTAGAGCCAGTAGTAACGAAGTCGTCGAAGACGATGCAGTTAGGCTCTTTGGGGAGATTGTTCATAGTGAACACCGCCCCGATACGCTGCTTGGAATGGCAGAAAGCAACATCCTCGTAGAACGGGATGTTCAGTTGGGAAGCAATCATTTCGCTGATGCGAGTGGCGAAGTTCTTGACGAGATGGCGACGTTTGGGAGTGGTGACGATACACCACGCCCCCGTGTTCAGCTCCTCACCGAGGATGTCACGTATAAGTGGTGAGATGCTATCAGCGAAGAACGCCACCATACTATCGTCGCCCTTGATATCCGTCAGCGTTCTGCCATACAGCGACTTCTGCCATAGAGAGATGAAGAACGTGTCCGCCCGTCGAGTAAGCCGGACGCGCCGGGTGAAGTCGCACCGCGCTTCAACCGATTTATCCCACGCCTTGCGTTTCTCGATGGCGAAGATATCCTTCTGTTCATGCGTTTTATTGGGTGAAGACAGATCAAGCGGACCCGATAAGTCCGGCACGGAAATGTCATTCAAGAATTCCTGCATGTCTATCGGAGTCCGCTTGTCCATGGTCAACTATGATTATAACTTTACTCGCTGTTACGCTGCGCAATCAATGTCGCCGTCCTCAGTGGTGATGGTGCCAGTATAGAACGGAGCCGGACACTCGTCCGATGCCTCCACGTTGATAGTGGTGCCGGTGGTGCCAGTGGCACCCTGACCGAGATCCTGTGTGACAGTGGTCTTGGTAGTCCACTTGTCACAACCCACGACACGGTGCTTGCCCTTCATGTCCTCGACGATGAAGACGTTGTCGTTGTTATTGAGGTAAGCAGCTGCAGCCGATGCCGCCTCGCTTACCGATGGATGAACCGCCACGAGTTTGTTGAGCTGCGTCTGTGACGGCAGTTCACCCTGTGCCTCACTTGTGAGCTGCGACTTCTCAGGAAGGATGTCGATGTATTTCCATACAGCGTTTTCCTTCAGTGTGAAAGAGCCGTCATAGACAGAAGAAGTAACACGTCCGACCTCGTTATGAGGAAGTTTAGGCCAAACAAGAATATCATTCTTGGATGTATAATAAACACGGCGACGCACACCAGGAAGTTCCGGTGTGCCCATCGCCCATGCAAGAGATTTTTGTACGTCTGTATTAGATGCTGCCATAATTACTATTGTTAAGAGTTAGACTATAAGCCAGCCAGTTCAACGACCTTCAGGCGTCGCTTGTCGATAGACTCGAACTGTACACCGAAGAACATGGTGGCGATGTACGAGAGAAGGAATGCATCGAAACGTTCAACGTCAACCGATTCCACGTCGCCCATCTGGTCATATCCATAAAGCATATTGATCTTTGGCGAGACGTGGATATACTTCGAGTCCGTCTTGTTAGCGAGCGGACAGAAGATGAGTTTGCCGTTAGAACCCTCGACAGTAGGCTGATTGTACTGCGTGTTATACGGAATACCGCTATGGGTGAGCAGATAACCCTCGTTATACTTATCCACGAAGTCCTGCGAGCAGTACATGAAGAGCGTCTGCGAGCGAAGACGAGAATCGAGCGAGAAGAGGATTTCCTTAGCCACGTCAACGGCGTTGGCAGAGGTGATGGCATCCGTCAGTTTGAGGTAATTGCCATTCTCCTTAGCGAGAGCACCGGAAGTAACCTCCTTCTTTGTGATGGTGTCGAAGCCATCGAAAAGATCCTGGGTGGTAGTACCGCTTGCGTTGCGCACACCGCTCCAGATGGCATCATTGAGCTTTTCGGAGAGCGACTTGGCGATAAGTCCAAGCACCTCGCGAGCCGTAGGCACAGACTTCTGTCCGTCGCCCTTAGTGGCACCCGTGCCGAGGAGCGTAGAGATAGCCGAGTTAGGCTCGAACTTAGCGACCACCGAACCGAAGAAAGTTTCAAGCGTTCGGAAGTCCAGCTGCAAGTTCACGTCCTCCGAGCGAGTTGGCGAGTAAGGAGCGAACTGGGCCGAAGCGTTGAGCGTGCCCACACTCTCCTTGTAGCGGATGCCAGGGCGACCGGTCATAAACTTAAGAGTCTCGTCGCAGCCGATAATCGGCAGACGAAGGAAGTCAGAACGCCACTTTCGAGCAGCATCCTTGTATTCTTGTAGGGTAAATTGTAGTTTTCCTGCCATAGTTGGAGTTTTGAATTTTGATTTTTGAGTGTTGAATTATCGGCTGTGCCGATTTGGAGTTATTCAATTTTGAATTATGATTTGTGAGGTATGGAGGCAAGGCTTATGGTAATGATTCAAAGAGAGCCTGAGCCGAGTTGGTGGTATCGTAGAACTTCTCGATGTCAGACTTTTCGGTGTTGGTGCCACCGTCCTTCTTGTCATCAACAACCGTGTTTGTAGTGTCAGCAGGGAGTTTTTTCAGTTTCTCCTCCAAATCGCTGTTAGCCTTAGTCAGGCGGTCAACGTCAGCCGAGAGATTGGTGATTTCCTTGTACTTCGCTGTGATGTCCGCCTCGATAGATTCGAGCTGTGCCGTGGTAAGTGTAACCTTGTCATCGTTAGCTTCCAGCGAGTCGCAAGCGAGAGTCTTGCAAATGTTAGAATAGGTCTTTTTCATTTTTTCTTCAGAAGATATGGTTGGAACAATTTTATTTGGTTTCTCTTGCGAGTGGAAAACAGAGGCACAAGCCTGCAGGAATCGTCTGAACGCCGTGATGTCTTCCGACTTCGTGTCGGTCAGCATCTTAGGAAGCGGTATGCCGTGAGCGGTAAAGTCCGCAGCAATAGCCTCCGTAAGAACAGGAGCCGACTCATCATCAAACTCCGTGAGTTCATCAACGAAGCCCCAAGCCAGTGCCTCCTGTGCCGTCAGCCATCCACCCATTTTCATGAGTTCCAGCAAGTCGGCAGATTTCTTCTTGCATCGTCCGGCATACATCTCTGCGACGTTGGCATCCAGCTTGTCAAGGTCAGACTTCTGCTTTTCCAGATTGTCGATGAGATTCTGCATATCCGTAGCGTTCAAGCTGCCCCACTCGAAGAACGACTGTGAGCACTGGTGTACGAGATACATAGCCGAGTGATCCATGGTTATACGCTTTGCACCCATTGACGCGATGGTGGCGGCACTGGCGTTCATGCCCACAAAGTGGACGTGAACATTGCCGTGTCGCCTGAATGCAGATGATATAGAGAGAGCGGTGTTGAGCTGTCCGCCGAGTGAGTCGATGAGAACAGCAACCTCCTTGTCGGTGTTCTTGTTAAGGACGAAATCGACGTAGTCAGAATCGAAGTCCCAACCACCGACGTAGCCTTTAAGATGGAGATTGTATTTTGTCTTTGCCATGATTGTTAAAAATTGTTTGAGGGCAAAGATATATTATATAATAATGTTGGAGAAAGACAAAAAAATTGTATTTTTGCGATGTAAAACGATAAACTTATGGTGAGAGACATTGTAATCATATTGATAATTCTGATAGGCGGATATTTTTATATTCGCAGACTTTATCGTTTTGCATTACTTGCAATAGTATTTTTATTTGCACTATTTGGGCAATCACGCAGAAGTTATCGCAAACAGCGAATTATCTATTGGAAGAAGGTGGGGCGCAAAAACAGGACGAAGAAAAAATAGCCTTTTCAAAAACTCAACCGATTTTGGCTGTATCTTTTGTAACATTGTAAACAAAGAAAGAAAATGCTGATTATCAACACTTTAAGTTTTTGCACAATGTTTCAACTGCATACAAAATGTTACAAAAAGGCATGAAAAAAGGCGCTCATCACGCCGTGCATGGCACAAGTGCCACTTTGTTTGTATAAGATATGGTGTATTTCGTAGCAGCCGAATCACCATCCACTTTGCCTGTGGAGTCGTCTACCTTGATGACAGGAAAAGGTTTGTCTGCTGTGCCGATGAGATACTGCTTTCCATCCACCGTCTGGATGACGAAAGCAAGATGCTCATGAGCTGGCAGCTGCGAAGTAGTAGAGAAAGAGAGTTTCACCTTTTCCAAAGTATCGTTATTGTCAAACTGCGTCTCCATTTCACAAACGGCATCACCGATATGTGGAATTAGGAAAGTGTCAGCGAACACTCCGACAGGAGCATCCGCCAACGCTTTCTGTGTGATGCTTGCCATGAGCGACGAGGCAAGCACGTAATATATATTGATGATTCCGGGAAGACGTTGCATATTATTCTACTATTTCTTCAGTTTCAACCTTGTTATTGCTACCGTTTTTTATCGTGCTGTTTTTTCGCTTGCATTGATTAGTAAGATAATTCTTACGCAAGCGTTGGTATATTTTCGCGATAGAGTCCCAGCAAGTGCCGTCCTCCTTGATGCCCCGTTGCTCCATGTAGAGATAAATGAGGTCTTTCTGCTGTTTGCCGATCCTGCCGAAGTCGTGCAGGAACGTCCAGCAGTCGACATCAAACGAGTTCTTCACGTTCTCCAGCAACGCACGTTTACCAGTGTCCGTGATATGATTGTAAATACGAGGGTCGCGAGTTTTGGAATACGGAATACAAATGGCGACTTCATCTTCACGTTGCCTTGTAGGAACAGCAGAAACAGGCGGTTTGACAACAGCGAGCTTTATAAGTTTAGACTCGATGCTGCCGTTTCTTAGACGCACTGGTTCCGTGCCACTGTGCCGATGTACGAACCACTGGCGCAGATAGGAAGGCATTTTGATATAGATGTGATAGTCGCTCATAAAACATGTAAATTGATTACGAGCACAAAGATACAATAGTTTTGTGTAGGCTGTATTGAAAGGAGGGAACGTTTAAGATTTGTTATTTGGTAGGTAGGTAGATAAAAAAGTTGATTTTAGCTTGGGGTGGTAATGAAAAAAGATGTATATTTGCAAAATAAAGTTGAACTTAAATGTACGAGTATGAAAAAATGGATTTTGATGTTACTTGCCCTTGTATTGTGTGGAGTGACACAAGCTCAGAATGCAGAAGTAACCTTGAACAACGGCACCTTTGTGAAAGGTGACATTGGGAAGTTTTCCTTTAATGTAGACAATTACCATGAGTTCAGAATCAAAAAAACTGATGGTGAGAAGGCAGACTTCGCATCTACTGATGTAAAAGAGATAAAATACTATAACAAGAAGGCTGGAGAATGGGAAAACTGGATTCCGATGGTTGCCCAAATGGGATTGAGCATGTCTTATAAAGAGAATCCGAAACTATACAAAAATCCGGTATTCCTTCAGCCAGTTTATGAGGGGAAAAACATTTCTGCCTATATTCACTATATAAACACAGCTACCCATGTGAAATCGGGAAGTATTTACAGATTGGCTATCATGTTTTATTACAAAGCCAAGAATGAGGACTTTGCAAGAACCTATTATTTGAAGGATAATAGCATTGGAGGAATTGGTCAAAAGACTGTGCTAAAAATGTATTTTAAAGGTTATCCTCAGATAAAGGAAATACTCAAAGGTCTAAGTATGAAAGAGATTCGTAAAGACCCTGCGATATTAATCAAGAAACTTGATGAAGCATTGAAATAAAACACTCCTTACTTCGAATAAATTTCGGTTACGCTATAAAAAGGTGGGCAGCCGGAGCGAGGCGATTGCCTCGTCCGGCTTCTACCTTTATCTGCGGAAGACGTAGCCATCCTCGAAGATGTAGTCCGAGATGAACAAATCCCTTGCAAACGCCTTGTAATCGAAGTAATATGAGAGATTGCCCATCATGCGCTCCAAATCATAGCACTCATTGACGATGTGTGTGGCGAAATCCTCTTCCGAATCATATTCGCCCTCATAACTATCTTCAAAATCCGAAATGCTGTCATCGCCAGTGGCGGAAACATAAGCCTTAAACGCTTTCTGTTTGTCATCATCCATTTGGATGAAAGCTATTATCTTGTCGAAAACTTCTTCATCCATACAGCTTTCTGAATACCACTCAGCAGGGAAGCACTGATAATCCTGAAACATAAGCTCCGGATCCTCCTCATCAGCGTGAAGCTGCATGCATACATCGATGAACTCCTCGTAAGAGTCAAACGTGCGGAGATCGAGCCAGGCACCGAAGAGTGAGCCTTCATTGTACTTCTTGTATGTGCCACAGTAGATGGCAGGCTGATCCCAGAGATAATCAACGATATAGCTGCTGACACTCTCAAACTGCTCCTTCATGCTCTTGTGAGCCGACTTAGGTGATGTTAAAACCATTTCTTGCATAACTTAGAAATTTAAATTGTTAGACTTTTAGATGCAGCCCTCGATATGAGGACTTTTTACGCTGCCTTACCCAGCGCAAGAAGAAGACATTTAAGGCAAGAGATAGCCGAATATTTTTTCACCTTTGGCGGAACGAGAATTTGGATCAGGAGCCACCGCACCCCAAAATCTTGAAAAAATATTCGAGCTAAGGCAGCGCCTTGCCCTTGCAGAATGTCGCTTGCGCTAACTTTGCACGCGGAAAAATCCCATGAACGAAACCAGGGCTGCATGTCTGACAATTTGAATGTTATGCAGTAGAAATCCATCACCTATGTCCACAAGAGCGGAGCAATAAAAAAGGAGTCAGCAATACCTCTTTCATTAGATTATCGTAGGGCAAAGCCTACCATGTGGCACATACATCAAAGAAGAGCAATGAGTGAAAGGCTCACAAGTGCCATGCTCGTTCTCCTGAAGCACGATGACCTTACGATACCGCATGGAAAAAAGCAAGCAGTAGCAGAAGAGGAGAAGCCGGACTACAACAAAAAATAAGGATTTTCAGTACCTATTTCCCTTTGGTATTTAGAAAGCATAATGAAATGTTACAAGAAGTTATAAGAAATTACAAGATAATAGCCTACCTAAATAAATGACATACAGAAAGTTACATTAAGTTACAACAATTACAGCATTTCTCTTCTGAAAAATGAATGAGGGCAAAAAAATGAGGATTTCACCATATATAGTCAATGACTACCACTTTATGCTTTTTGGAGCGTATGATAGGCTACCAATATGTATGTAGGTAGATTACAAATCGTGTGCAAGACCTCTGAAAAAAACGGAGTACATCGGAGTGGATGGCCATGTCTTCCGCAAAATAAAAACCGCCGAGACGATGCAATCGCCCCAGCAGTCCACCTGATTATGATACCTATTGAAAAGAAATATATTCGTAGTAAGCTACCGCTTTTAAGAGTAAAAAGGTAAAAAAGTAAAAGGGTAAAAAGCCTTTAGAAAGGCTCGTCGTTGTCGGACTGGTCTGGCGCAGTCCACAGACTGATGCCAAACGTCTCGCAAAGCAAGTCATAGTCAAAGCAGTAGGCACGTTGTGTCATAGTAAGTTTAGGAGGCGTGCTACCCATAGCAGCCCTGGTATGGTCGTACTGGATGATGCCCTTCTTGTACACGTCAAATCGCGCCACCTTTTCGCCCAGGTAGGCACGGCTGTTCTGAAGATAGTATTTCAACGCATCCGTAGGCAGCACCTTCTCGTTAGCCTGTCGTCCCTCCTTGCGGTAGAGGTTGAAGATACGAGTCTTCTGAAGGAACAACACCGGACGTTCAGTCTGCCAAGTGGCATTGATGATGTCCGTCTTGAACTTGCTGCAATAGCGGATAAAAAAGTCGCCACCCTCAATCAGTTCGCCGTCGCTTGCGAGATACTGCACCACGTTCCAGAAGTTGCCCAGCTCGCCGTTAGTCTTGCACTCACCATTCTGTTTCTTTATTCCCTCGATGGTGACTTGCAGCATCTCATCGAAAGTAAGTGTAGGGATTATCTTTTGTAGCACCCGAAGCGCAGCCAACGGCACACACCAGTTGTTCATGATACGGTCCTCGCCCTTTTCGCCACCGAGAGCGTTGCCGACGATATTCTGCGTATCATGGAACACCGTAGACCACGCCTGTTCAAAGTGCTTGCGCTGTTTGAGAATTTCGAGCGTCAGGTGCGTCAGTCCCAGCGAGCGCATTTCAAGCAGCACCTTATAATTCTGCTTCTCCTTATCCGAGAACTCACTTCGAGGGAACTGCAGGAAGACGAGTCGGGTAAAGAGAGCGATATCCGATGTCGGCATCTCCTGACCAGAAAGGATGATGCCGGAGTCAACCGCCGTCGTTTCCTTCTTCTTGTCAAGATCCATATTCATGCGAGTGCGACTGGTGCCGTCCCACAGACCCTTCAGGAACTCAATCATCTTCGGGTCGATATCGTTCTTGTACTCGTCAATATGCGCCAAGGCATTAGCCGACTGCGCCACCGTGTCGTTCAGAGCCGATGGCGTAGAGTTTTGGATATTCGGTGCCGTATAGCTGATTGTGAACAACGAAAGCAGCGTGTGGCCAAGCTCCGACTTGCCACTACCTTTCGGACCGAATAGATTGAGAATAGGGAACCAGTGGTTGGCAGAAGTAGAAGTCACCACGTCGCGGAAGAGCGTGGCGAGATAGAAACAGAAGCCCACACGTCCGTTGTCCCCATACACCTTGAACAGCTGCTCTGTAAACTCCTTCAGCGTGACCGAAGAAAGATTGAGATGCACAAACTGCTTCTCAAAGGTAAAGAGCTTCGGGTCGTTCTTATAGATGGTCGAACTGGATGGCAGATAGAAGTTGCCCTTATCCTTCAGCCTGACTATGCCAAATTCATCAGCCGGGATGAAATGGCAGTCGTGGAAAACACCATTGCCAAAAGCGTAGAATCCGGCACGTTGCCATCCCATTTGAGTGATTTCCGTTGCCGTCTCCGTCTTCTCGTATAGATATGATTTGAGTTTCGTTAGCTCCTTTTCCGTACCCTTCCAAATGAAGTTGCCCAAGCCCTCGATTTTCTGCTTGAACTTAGCGAGAGCGATAAGATCCTCCTGCTTCAGTTCCAAAATTTCCTCATGTTTCATCGCATTCTTTATTTTATATAGACGTTTAGGATTTGTTGTATCTTTGATGTGGAACAGCGGAACCATTGTGAAGTTCGACCACTCGTAGACACTGCCTTTCTCAGTTATGGACATGTAGCAGCCGTGGTCGATATAAAAGCCGTATTTGTGGTTTAGGTCGTCCTCATCCTGCTCCTTATGTTTCTTGTCCTGCTCCTCACGCAGTTTCCGCTCCTTATCCACCGCCTGGAGCCATAACCGTCTGCCCTGGTAATACTTCGTGAGCTTGCCGATATACATGGACACGCCCGTCTCATCGTCAATCAGCGACAGTAGATAAGCAATCTTCTTGATAGTCAGGCGCTGCTCCTCCGTGGTGTTCGTCTGCGGAAACAGTTTGTCCGCCATCCAAAGAATGAAGTCCGTCTCCTCCGTGGCATTGAAGATATTGGTGTTTTTGAAGAACGTGTCCAGATCCTGCTTCTTGTTGTCGTCCGTGTCCGGGATTTCCTTGATGCTGACAGATAGACCATTTTCCATAGCCAGTGTTCCAGCCTCTATGACGACTTGTATGCCATGGCCAAATGGTTCTCCGTTCTTTGGTGGGTCAGCATCCGGAAGGAAACACACCTTGCTTGCTATGCGCTTGATGGTAGAGAAATGCGTTTCGTTCCACGCTGATCCGAGCGCAGCCACCGTGTTGTATATGCCGATAGACTGAAGACGCATACAATCCGGTGCCCCCTCGACGAGAAACATCTTATCCTGCTTCGCTGCCGTCTTCCAAGCATCCTCTATGCCGAAGAGTACCGTAGACTTGTGGAAGATGAGCGAGTCCGAGCTGTTCAGGTATTTGGGCTGCTGCTCATCCATGCAGCGAGCGGTGAAGCCAATTACATGCCCGAAACGGTCATGTATCTGTATGACGATACGATTCTGGTAGAAGTCATAGCCACCACGATTGAGAAGTCCCAACTCCTTCAGGAAGTCCGCCTTTACTGGAAGCTGCTGCAGGGCGTGCCCATCAGCTGGTGCATATCCAATTTCTTTGAGAGTGCAGTAGTCCTTTCCCCAACGGTTGTAGGCATACGCCTGTGCCTCCTTCGACTGCAGGAACTGCTTGCGGTAAAAGTCGGCGACCTGCTTGTTGGCAATCCACAACGCTTCCTTATGCAGTCGCTTCTGCTTTGCCTCCGCTGATTCCTGCTCCTGCTCAATCTCCACGTTAGCCCTTTGTGCCAACGTCTTGACGGCTTCAATGAACGTCTTGTTCTCCACCTTTTCTATAAAATGGATGGCATCGCCACCTTCGCCACAGCCGAAGCACTTGAATCTGCCGGTCTGTGGAGAAACATAGAAAGAAGGCGTCTTCTCGTTGTGGAACGGACAGCAGCCGACATAGCGCGAGCCACACTTCCGTAGATGGACGTGTTCACCGATGAGCGCCACGATGTCTGTGCGCTCCAAGATGGTGTCGATGGTTTCTTGTTAGAATGTACCATAAACGTCCCTTTTTATGAGCAGGGATTAGTTTACGCTCAATCCGTTTTCTTACTGCTTGTGTCGATATGCCGAGCTCTTTAGCCAGTGCAGCGACACTCATGACGGTCTCTTCCTGGTCAATGACAATCTTCTTCATGTCATCATCTGAAATCCTTGGGGATTTGGGTCTTCCAACTGTTCTCTTCTCCATTTTCTTTATTTGTTAGATAATCTTCTCTTGTTTCACAAATTATTGTCGCAACCTCTAAGTCGGAACAATAATGATAGTGTACGAACTTGCCTCTCTGCTTGCCTCTGCCTTGATTGTGACGTGAAGCAAGGCAGTTCAACGACTGCACTTTGTCGCAAGGGAGGTAGGCAGACTTCACCTCTCCGGGGTTGATGGCATTTATCCATTCAGTGATATTTGTTACTCTTTCAATTTTCATAGATAACTTATTTGTTGTTTTTGAATAAGTCCGTATGTAGTGTATTCCATGTCGGGTTAGACCTATATCAAAGTAAAGGTTAAAAGCGTGAAAACCATTGGTAATATCGCACTTTTTTCGTATCTTTGCATTGTTATATAGAGGATATTCTACGAATAGAACACCACCCGAATTTTGCAGTCTGCCTTAACACTTGTCGAACTTTCTTCGGCAAAATTATAAGGAAAAAGAAAGATTAATTTGCAAAATGTAAATTATTTGTACCTACATACCTACTATTTAACACTTTCTATGCGACATAATGATACTTGCCGATAGTAAAGCAATAAAAAGAGTTCTTTAAAATAATAGTTCAAAATCTAAACGTCTGTCTGCTTTCAGTATGTATGTAGGCACGTATGTAAGTAAAATGTGTGACACTTGTGTGACACTTTGAAAAAAACTACTTTGACGTTTGTTTTGTAGAAGATAGAAATTTCCTTCTAAAGCCCTGTAATGATGTGATTTACATAGGATTACAAAGGCGTTAGAATTTGGATTCCAAGCGGATCACTTGGATTCCAACGGAATCACTTTGTGACCCCATGCGGGTCACCAAGGAAAGAAATTTCAAATTGAAAGAAAGAGGACTTTTACGAGAACTAAAGTCCTCTTTTTGCGTATAATAGGCTGATTTTCAGTGGAAAATCTATTTTCTATATTAGGTTATTTAGAGGTTAACATTATTGTCTAACATCTCGGTGGAATTCTGCTATGAGTACAGAAGAGGACATAATGTGACACGATGAGCCAAAAATGCGTTACACATTGCGTTACACGTTACGCAAAGGTGCGTTACACATTTTGAGAGCTTGCGGTACAAGAAACATTGGCTGCATCAGAAGAGGTGACGCAGCTGCTCCGCAAGTGTAAGAAGATTGTAACGGCTATGGATGTCCTTGACGAGGAAATGACCATGGACAATTTCAATCTTCACTTCTATGGCGAGGAGGTCATGCAGAAGAAGGAAGAGGAGAAAACCAAGGAGCTGGAGAACGGCACGCACTGGAAGTCGGCGGCGATGGCTCGTGCTTTGCCGATTGTCCTTATTCTTATTGGGTATGGAGAGAATGATTTGAGAAAGTCAAGGGCGGTGATGGCGCAGACGAACTGATGCAAAGTCAGCGTGGCTTGCTGCTTGCCGTGTTGGACGAGGTAAACGCTGCCGTACAAACGGCAACGAACGAGGACGTTTGCCCATTGGCACAGGCACAGCGTTTGGATTTCCGCCATAGGCTTGTCGGTGACAAGTTGGCGGAAGAAAAAGAGGAGTTGCGGGTCGGACAAGTCCGCCCACGACTTGGGGAGGGATAAATTAAAAAATGCTTCCATACTGCGAAAGTACGGAAGCATTTGTATGGTGAGAAAAGACAAGTTGTTTATTCTGGTTTCTGCACAAATATGATTTTATCAAAAATATCACCTGCAGAAACTTCTACACGAACATAACGTCCATCCTGTGTTTCGTTTGGCGCAAATGTAACAGTGAGCGTATTTCCTTCTACCTTTGAAGACGTATAGCTGCCTTTAATTTCGGAATAAAGTTTGTCATCATACGCAGGAACGTATTTAATGGTTTTATCACGCACCTGTTCATTAACGTATTCAATCCAAAAATTCTTGTAATTCTTGCATTTGAAAGTATATGTACCGCCAAGTTTTGGCACGCCAATAGCCTTGCCAAAACTTGGTGTCAGTGCTTCTTCATAATTGTTTTTTTCCCATTTCATGGCATCCCAATCACCATCGTCTTTGCTGCATGAAGTTAATGATAAGATGCAAGTAAAAAGCAACATGGTTGCAAATAGTCTTTTTTTCATTTGTTATATATTTTATGGCTTTTATTATAAAACGCACAACTTCTTTGAATATTACATAAAAATGCAACTTTTCGGGGTCACATCACCACTTAACTCCTTTTTATTTTTATATCCATGGTCTTCAAAGAGTTTGGCGGTGTCTGACTGTTTCCATTCAGCGAATACGTTGCCCTTGGCTAAACGTATGCTGTTCACGATGTCGATGATGCTTGGTATCGGGTATTCACCGATACGGAGGATAGAGAACTCGATGGCAGAGATGCGCTGATACATCCGCTTGTAGTGGGCGGTGTCGAGAGTCATATCCCACTTATTGAGAGTGTTGGCGGTGCGAAGCATGTCCATGAGTTCCGGACTGAAGAACTCCGTTAGGCGTAAGTATGAGGTCAAGCTGTGGCACAGCGTGCAGCATCGCCTCTGCAGCCGTGATGATACGGCAGTAGTGCAGCAGCGGTGTGTTGTCAGAGTATGTGCGGATGCGACTCATTGTGTCGGACGAAACGAAAGTGGCGGTAAGTCATTGCTCCGCCTGTAAGAGGTGATACTGTATCTTATCGAAAAGAGATAGCTCACCAGCAACCGCTTTGAGGGTGTTGGGGACGTACTTCTTTAGAGTATCGTTGTCATTTATCAGCATTGCCATTGTCTTTGGATTTATTGATTGAAACTTGCTTTGCGTCCTTATTTTCATCGAGCGTGTTGAGCTGGATGAATGGGCAGTCCGGCTTGACCGCTGTCCACTTGTTGAAACGGATGATCAGTCGGTGAACGGAAAAGAGAAGGTTGTGGTAAGGCTTCTGTAAAGCCTGGGCGATGGTGTAAAGCTCTCGCTTGTCGCTGCCGGAGTTATTGGTCTGCGACTTACCTGGCACCGAGCCGACGATGTTAGAATGGACTCGCATCGTGAAGCACATCATATTGATGGCTTCGACGATGTCCGTCGCCCAGTTGCCACCCTCCTTATCCGTCTCGATTTTGTTGATTACCACGTCGTGTTGCTCCTCACCGTTGGGTGAAACATAGAATGTAGAGAAGAGTACCTTTCCACTGTTCTCCATGCCAGTAAGGAAGTTGATGATGTTGTCCTTCTCCTCGTTGACACGTTCCTGCTGCTTGACACGGTCAGTAATGCCCTCGACTTTGAAGATATTGTTCCAGAAGGAGTTGGCAATCTCGATGTGGTACTATAGCACGCCTGTTTGCGGACGATGCGACTGGCATCCTCATTGAGGATGATCACGCTGACGCAGAATCCGAAGTGCTTGAAGTCCTGGCACACGCCGAGAAAGTAACTTGCGAGGTCGTTGTCCAGCATAAAATCATCCACCTGCGCTTGCACTTGTGCGGTGGCAAGCTCCGTGTCATAGACAAGTCCACTGCCATAGCAGACTTCAGCATTGAACATCTGGCAAGTGCTCATTGTCTCGTCGGACTCGATGAGATCAATGATGTTGTACGGCATCTGATTGTCACCTCCCCACGGGATCTACTTCATCTTGTCGTTGATGATGATTGGTGCGATGTTGTGCTCCTCCTTGAAGACTTCTGATGTCTTGGAGGTGAAGGCTGCGGATGCGTGGGCACCAGGGATGGTGACAACGGATGTAGGTGGAATAAATGAAAAATCGCTCATATCTTGCTTTTTTAGGGCAAAGATATGAGCGATTGGTGGAGGGGAAAAAGACAAAAAGATGTTGTTATAAGTTATATTTCCATTCTCCTACCGTAGTATGATTAATGAAATAATACCGTGTTATGCCATGATTTTGAAAATTAAATTTCTTGTAGTGCAGTCGTTGACGTTTGTTATGTTCATCACTCCTCATGAAGTCAAAAATACACCTCAAAGCTTTCTCGTACATATTAGGCATTACCTCAAATACGATAGTTGCTCGTGCTTCATTTACATTCTCAAAAACAAGTTTTACTTCATCGTTGTAGTATGATTTTACTGAAAATATAAAGGCATCTTCACTTTCTCCTGTTCCATAAGTATGTGTTAATAGTTCGGTACATGGTACAGGATTCTTTCCTTTAATCTGCGATTGTGACAGATAATCAAAGTATGCAGATTTTCGCAAACGCAAGTTAGCTAGAATTTTATCATGGTCTTGCCCTATACTTTTATTAAACGAGAATGAGAATTTTATATCACTCTCGTCAGACTCCCATTCCACAAAATATTGCTTGGACTGAAGGATACGGATGGCATCAAGAAGATGAAGATCGGATTCCAAGCCAACAATATCAGCCCCCTTTTGATAGGCTCTAATGAGTGGTAACACATTGGCAAAATGTTTCCTAATATGATTATAAATAGCTTTCGATTCTTTACAATTGACTATGAACGGAGTTCTACTTTTCAATATCAATCTGCCATTAAGACGAAAAGAATAGAACATAACCCTACCATTGCCGAATTCGATAGTTTCCCAAGGAACATAAACAAGTTGTGGTGGTCTCTGCTTTATTTTTAGTTCTCTTTCTTTCTTCTTTTCCTCCAATAATAATTGTACCTCTCGTTGCAGATTCTTCGGGTGTAAAGAAAGTTTGGGGTTGTAGCAAGCCAACAAGAAACGTGCGAGCATTGCTTCTTTATACATGCAACAATATGAATCAAAAAGTTCATTCACTTTTTGTTTCGTTTTGTTATGTATTAGTTCATTCATTATGTAGTTCTTTTCCTTGTCTTTGAAAAATCTACCATAACGCTGCACAATATTGTTTTCATCTATCTCATTCTCCAACCGTACAGCATTTGTGGTTGTACGTTCATTGATACTGTTAAGGTCAATTTTACCTAATACTTTTATATTAGAAGTGAGAGCATTTGCTATTTTATCGGATTTAAGAGCAAAGATTTTATTTTCCGATTTTTTGACTTGCCCAGTCTTTGTTTGGTGTGGCTTAAAGTCGTTATCTTCTGATTTTTTAGCTGATTTCTTTGCCAGGCGTAAAGGCATAGAAGCCCAGTACTTTGTAAGCTCCTCTCTAATCGAAGCAGATCCACAAGCATTAAATAAGCGTTTGAAGTTCGATCTACGAGTTTGCTTGTCTGGACAATAATAGTGAGCTACTATCAACTTCATGCGTGAGTCAAAGACCGTGATTCTTTCAGGTATTTCAAAATTCTCCATAGAACAATCTTGTTAAGGTTATTGCTACTATAATACACAGGCAGAAATTACTTCCCGACCATACAAATACGTATCACCTCTTACCACCATGTCTGAGGCTATTCTCTCTGTTTCATTGGGTGAAGCGGCAATCACACGGATGATCGCCACTTCGTCCAATTCTGTAACTATTTCTACTTCGTATTCTTTCATAAATATGTTTTTTTGCATTGTCATTCAACATACGCAATGGCTGCGACTTGTTTCTCAAACGATAGTTCTATGTCGCTGTCTTCCTCGCATACCCATATTCCGCTATCATAAGAGAAAGTCCAAATTTCGGGATATTTGAGAGCGTTAGTAACCACGCATAGACGGTAATCAGCATTGTCACAAGACTTCATCTTGAAATACTCATTCTTGGAAATATGCACAGATATTTGTGAGCCAGCCAAGCCTTTGACCTCTATACGAAGAAACGCCTTGCCTTTGGTAGCTTCCAAGTCCCATCCTTTGTTTTCGTCCTCCACAGAAATGACATTGTAGCCTTGCTTCATATAAAATGTTGTAGCTGCTGATACGGCAGCTTTCTCAATAGCGATTTTTGCATCAACATCAATGTTTGGTTTTGTTTTATGTGTTAGAGGCTTGACGTAATTCTTAATATAGTCAATAACCGTCTGGCGGAAACACATTATTTCCTTGGTGTCGCTATCGGCATACCAAATATTTGACTGTCCCATGAAACCTTTGTTCATGGAGGTTTTCGCCCTTGGAACTTGCATGGTACGTTCTTTCTCTATGAGGAGAGCGCAGTCGGACGAAAATGCTTCGATATTGTAGTCATAGCCGTTACGCTCCTTTGATTTTGTATCATGCTGAAATGTGCGGTAAACCCTTGCGTGTTTGTACCAACCAACAATGTATGTTCCGCCCTCAATAGGGTTGGTAGCAGTCCATACGACTAATACGTCATCAAGATAATCGTCAGATTTTAAACACGAAGAATCTATACGTTCTATTTTTATTTCACTCCATTTGGTAGGTTGCACATAGCCATAGCAATGTCCGTTAATGTCTTGGAAGTTAAAAGCCTCGTGCTTGTCATCTGGATTATAACTTCCTCCACCTTTGATTTTGTCTGAATTGCTATGTCCACGGTAGCGTTTCATCCAACCAATATTAGCGAAGAGTATTTTTTGCATAACTGTTATCTTTTATGTTTTTGCAAAGATACAATTTATAATCTTGGATATAGACCTTAATCAGTATTATCTACGTTAAAAAATTACATTTTAGCACTAAAATGATAATAATTCATTATCTTTGCCGACTAAATACAGCATTATGGAAGATGTAAATAGATTAAAAATCGTGCTTGTCGAGAAGAAAAAAACAAGTAAGTGGCTTGCAGAACAGTTGAATGTAAACCCTTCAACTGTCTCCAAATGGTGTACCAATACATCACAACCGCCATTGGACACACTTATACAAATATCTCAACTTTTAAAAGTTGAAGTAACAGAATTAATTCGTGTTCCACAAAAGTAGATACAAAGAAATGATAAATTCAACAAGAAAGCAGTTTTCCCTTTTTGATTTTTGCAAGAAAAGAGCAGATAAGATTCAAGTGTTTGGTAAAGAGACTATTGACGAGGAAGGAAAGATAATTCCTTTCGTTGATCAAGCAGCCTTGATTACCCATTACTTACAGTTGCGCAATGCAGACATCAAAATGCCATACGAGAGGCAGGCTGAAGACATTTTAAATCTGTGGTACGAGTTTGTAAAGGGCGAAAGACTTCATAAGCCTAAGGATTTTGAAGGAGTTGCTGACTCCGCAATTGGCTACCAAACATATCTGTTTCAAGATTTATTCGCAGCACCATTCCAGGCACCCCAAAATCCAAAATTCAAGTTTATAGACTTGTTTGCTGGTATAGGTGGATTTAGAATGGCATTCCAGAATCTTGGAGGAGAATGTGTATTCTCTTCCGAATGGGATGAACAGGCAAAGAAAACCTATTATGCAAACTATGGTGACGTGCCGTTTGGTGACATTACCAAAGAAAACACTAAGAATAAAATACCCAAAGATTTTGATATTCTATGTGCTGGTTTTCCATGTCAGGCTTTTTCCCTTGCAGGGAAGAGACTTGGTTTTGAGGAGACAAGAGGAACTTTGTTCTTTGATGTTGCTGAGATATTGCGCCGTTATCAGCCGAAGGCATTCTTCCTTGAAAATGTAAAAGGACTTGTTATTCATGATAAGGGTAGAACATTTAAAACTATTCTCAACACATTGGAAGAAGTTGGATATGTCGTACCTGATCCACAGATTGTTAATGCAATGTTCTTTGGAGTTCCACAGCACAGAGAAAGAATATACATAGTTGGTTTTAGAAAGGATTTGGGTATAAAGAAAGATGACTTTTCTTACCCTGAGCAAAAGGAAGTAACTAAGAAATGGATTGATGTAAGAGAAGAGAATCCAGTGCCAGCCAAATATTATCTTTCAACTACATACATCGAAACCCTCAAAAGACATAAAGCTCGTCATGAGGCAAAAGGAAACGGATTTGGCTATGACATAATTCCTGACGATGGCATAGCTCACGCTATTGTTGTAGGTGGTATGGGAAGAGAAAGTAATCTTGTGATAGATTTTCGACAGACCGACCTTACACCAACAACAAGAATAAAAGGAGAGGTAAACAAACAAGGTTGGCGTAAAATGACTCCTCGTGAGTGGGCGCGTTTGCAGGGCTATCCCGACAATTTCAGAATTGTTGTAGCTGACGCGTCGGCATATAAGCAATTCGGCAACAGCGTAGCTGTGCCAGCAATACAAGCTACTGCAAAGCAGTTGCTAAAGACGTTAAACGACAAAAAGATATTGAAACTATGGGAGTATTAAAAGACTGTGGCATAAGCAAGAGTAAAACCAAAACTGTGACCATTTTTGAAAGTTTGCTTTCTGGAGAGACGTTTCTTGATGTTGTTTATGATTCTCCAAAAGATTACATAAAGAAATACTGGGAATCGTTTAAAGTGGCACATCCCCAAAGTACCCCAAGTGTAAATGGCAATGTATTTGAAATGATAATATATACCCTGCTTTATAGAGAAGGGATTAAACCATTTTATACCCAAGCGAAAGTGACTTATGTACCCAACATTGTATATGATGCTATTTTATACAATCAGTCGCAACCAGTAAGCCTTTCATTAAAGACGAGCCTTCGTGAAAGATATAAGCAAGCAGATTTGGAGGCAGTAGCTCTGAAATATGTTCATAGACGTTCAAAATGCTATTTGTTGACAATTTCTCCAGAAGAAGCTGCGTCGGCAAATGAAAAGATAAAGAAAGGTGATATCATTGGGTTAGATGCAGTTATAGACTGCACTACTTCACAAATTGACGATTTAATTGCAGACTTGAAAAACGTAACTTTTGAAGAAGCAGAGAGCAAGCCTGCTGTAACTGGTAATATTATTAAATAAAAATGGCATTAACTGGAAATAAAGGCGAATGGAGTGAGATATATACTCTTTTCAAACTATTAGGTGATGGCAAAGTCCATGCTGGCGATGCCGACATGAATAAGCTGGAATTGTATTACCCAATTCTGAACATTATTCGAGAAGAGAGTAAACGATGCGAGTACAAACCAAATACCGAGCAAAACATTGTTGTAATTGATGAAGATGGCAATGAGTATGCTCGAATTTCCATGGATAAGTTTGTTGAAGAATCAACTAAGTTGTTATCTGAAATCAAGGCTGCGAAGAAAAGTGCATTTGAGATTCCAGAAGCAGAAAAATTCATGGGCGAGATAGGTTGTTCAAAGCTGAAAGCACCTTCAACAGACAAAGCGGACATTCATATTGTGATACATGATCTTCGAACGAACATGACTCCATTGTTAGGCTTCAGCATTAAGTCACAACTTGGAAGTGCTTCTACGTTACTCAATGCGGGGGCCACCACCAATATTACATATAAGGTGGACGGAACGATGTTGAGTGATGAAGATATTGATGCAATTAATGCAATCAAGAGCCATTTGGAACGTTTGGCTGCTTTGTTTGAAAAGGGATGCTCCTTGGAGTATAGTGATATAGACAATCCCGTTTTCAGAAACAACCTTCAGTTCTTAGACATCTGTATGCCACAATTTATTGCAGATTGTCTGTTGGTTGATAGCAAAGGATCCAATTCTTCGATAGATTACTGCGTAGCAGACGTTGCAAAGAAGAATCCTTTTGATTACAAAGGCAAGAATGTAGAAGAGTTCTATGCTCACAAGATGAAAGTACTGCTTCTAAGTGCAGCTCTTGGTATGGTACCTGGTAAGGAATGGACTGGACGGTATGATGCTAATGGTGGCTATCTTGTAGTTCGTAAGGACGGAGAGATTGTTTGTTACCACTTCTATAATCAGAATGATGTGGAAGATTACCTGTACAAGAACACACGATTTGAGAGAGCAAGCAGAACACGGTATGGATTCGGCAAGCTGTATCGTGGGGAGGATGGTTCTGTCTATATGAAGCTCAACTTGCAGATTAGATTTAAAAAGTAATTACATATATGCTGCTTACATTATTTAAGCAGCATATGAAGGTGTTTGTGAAAGATCATATTGTTATAAACAGATATTCACTCAATAATGCCATTCTTCAATATCACGACATTGTAGTTTCGGAGGAAACGTTCAATTGGATTGTTAAGACAATACATACTAATCCTACAGTCGTAGATAAAGAAGAGATGCGGAACCATAACGAGAATGTGAATGCCAGAAAATTTAGGACGCAGAGCTATATAAAAAATGGTATATGTCCTGAATGTGGAGGAAAACTTATAATAAGAAATAGAAAGTTCGGTTCTTTCTATGGGTGTTCCAACTATCCAAAATGTAAATTTACTATTAATAAATAACGAATGAAAAGATTTATATTATTGCTTGTTCTTAGCATAATATATGCGACAAGCATCTTTGCACAACAAAAATTCTTCTGCGAAATAAAAGGAGCGGAAAAGGAGTTGTTATCCGGACTTAAAATAGTTTTTGACTTTGGTAAGAATTCGGTATACGGAAGCCTTTCGTCTTTAAAAAGCAAACAGAAAATTGTTGATGACAAAGGCGAGGTTATTTCTTTCAATAGCATGGTGGATGCAGGAAATTATCTATCTGGTAAAGGCTGGACTTTCGTTCAAGCATATACATCTGTATATGGTGGTCAGGCAATAAATCATTGGATATTCTTTAAGGAGTCCGACAGTATAGAAAAGGCTTGTGAGGGGATAGTAACCAAGGAAATGTATGAGAAGACGCATAAATAACGGTGATTTATGAAGAAGAATGAATTTAAATATGACATAATGATTTGATTATCAATGGCGATAAAGAATCTACGATGTTTCCTTTTGCTGTAGGTAATATCTATAGTTTTACTCTGAGTGAGAGGCTGTTTGCTAATCGAGCAGAGGTAATAGATGGCATACTATGTAAATGGACAGAAGCCGTGACAGATGACGGCGTAGGAATATCTGTGCGACAGCTGACACGGAGAAACAATGGAATTATATTAGAAGGAAAGACTATAAAAGAACGAATTCGCTCATTTGTCGACCAGTTTGATGAAGATGGACATTTTATTTTGAGAATTGCAAAAGTTGTTGAAAGAGAATGGTTAAAACCGAATGGGGAGACAACTATTAGTAAATACTTAAAGTTTGAGATAATTTAGAATGGACAAAATGAGCAAAGAACAGCGCAGCCGGTGTATGGCATCTATACACAGCAAGGATACCAAACCAGAGATATTGGTTCGGAGGTATCTCTTTGCTCATGGGTTCCGTTACCGGCTGAACCATCCGCGACTGCCGGGACATCCAGACATCGTGATGCGCAAGTATCGTACGGTCATCTTTGTAAATGGCTGTTTCTGGCACGGACATGAAGGATGCAAGTACTTTGTGTTGCCGAAGAGCAGGACGGAGTTCTGGCAAGCGAAGATAGAACGCAGCAGGGAAAGGGACTTGGAGGAACAGCGGAAGTTGGCGGAAATGGGTTGGCACTGCATTACGGTGTGGGAGTGTCAACTGAAACCGAAAGTAAGGGAAAAGACCTTGCAGTCGCTTGAATATACGCTATGCCACATTTATCTTGAAGACCACAAGGTAAAGAGGTATGAGATGCAGGAAGAAGAAAGAGTGATGGCAGCAGAGCCTGATGTGGAAAAGAAATAATAGTTTTTATATATCGCTAATGGTGGGGATAGCTATAAAAACTACTGCTGTTTAGTAAAAGGATGATGGGGGGAGAAAGTGTAGCTATTAGAACTTATGAAAAACCTTGTAAGGATCCATTTGTTGCGAGAGTGTAAAATAAACAGATAGCTAAAAAGTAAATTTGAGAAAAGCGTAGCGATTCAACTGAAAGAGTGGTCGTTACGCTTTTGCTTTTGATGTGGAAAAGGTCGTTTGCAGACATCCAAAAGCCACACAACGCAAGAGTTCAGTTACCACATCATTACTGCCGTAATGTGTGAACTTCCAGAATAAGCATCTGTTTTTCTGCGATTTGCGTAATTTTGCGTAGCTGTTGGTAACTCACGGTAAACTAATTTTGTCACCAAAAAAGAAGTGAGTTATGCGAAGTACATTCAAGGTCTTATTCTACGTGAAGAAAGGCAGTGCAAAGCCCAACGGCAACCTGCCACTGATGTGCCGCCTTACGGTGGACGGAGAGATTAAGCAGTTCAGTTGCAAAATGGAAGTTCCACCCCATTTGTGGGATGTGAAGAACAACCGTGCTTCGGGCAAGAGTGCCGAAGCGCAGAGAATCAACCGTGCGGTTGACAAGATTCGGGTGGAGGTGAACCGCCGCTACCAAGAACTGATGCAGACAGACGGATATGTGACCGCTGCCAAACTGAAAGATGCCTATCTCGGTATCGGTATCAAGCAGGAAACCTTGCTGAAACTCTTTGAGCAGCACAATGCGGAGTTTGCAAAGAAAGTCGGACACAGCCGTGCCAAAGGAACATTCCAACGGTACATAACCGTCTGCAAGCATATTCGGGAGTTCCTGCCCCATACATACAAGCGTGAGGATATTCCCCTCAAAGAGTTAAACCTCACGTTCATCAACGACTTCGAGTATTTCCTGCGCACGGTGAAGAAATGCCGCACTAATACCATTTGGGGCTATATGATTGTGTTGAAGCACATCATTTCCATAGCGAGAAATGACGGTCGTCTGCCGTTCAATCCCTTTGCAGGGTATATCAACTCTCCCGAAAGCGTGGACAGGGGGTATATCACGAAAGAGGAGATACACACCATGATGAATACCGAGATGCCCGACAAGACCCACGAGCTTGTGAGGGACCTGTTTCTGTTTTCGGTGTTCACGGGGTTGGCATATTCCGATGTCAAGAACCTCACCACCGACAACCTGCAAACTTTCTTTGACGGTAACTTATGGATTATCACCCGAAGAAAGAAGACCAACACCGAATCGAATATCCGTCTGTTGGACGTTCCCCGAAAGATTATAGAGAAGTATAAGGGGATGGCAAAGGACAATAAGGTTTTCCCCATGCCAAGTAATACGACCTGCAACAAAAAGCTGAAAGCCATAGCCGATTTGTGCGGTATAAAGACACATTTAACATATCATGTCGCAAGACATTCGGCAGCAACTACCATACTGTTATCCAACGGAGTACCCATTGAAACCGTCAGCCGCCTGTTGGGGCATACCAACATAAAGACCACTCAAATCTACGCGAAGATAACCGCCCAAAAGATAAGTCAGGACTTGGAACTGTTGTCCGACAAGTTGGGGGATATGGAGAAAAGCATTTGCAGTGCCATTTGATAACCCATAAAGAAGAATACAGATGAAAGAGAAACGAAGCATCATCACGATGGACGGACAGGGCAACATCGCCCTGCCGACCGATACAGTCTCCATTGCCATGACCGAGTGGGAACTCTGCGAGTTGTTCGGGGTTATCGCCCCAACAATCCGAGCAGGGATAAAGGCTCTTTGTAAAAGCGGTGTTTTGAGGGAATATGAGACAAAGCATACCATCAAACTGTCGGACAAACGCAGCATGGAGGTTTACAGTCTTGAAGCCATCATCGCCCTTGCTTTCCGCATCAACACATTCGGAGCGGAACAGGTTCGCAGAGCCATACTTGAAAGACTGTACTTGCGAAAAGAAAAAACAGGCATCTTCTTTTCGCTGAACATCACTGATACGGCAAATCCGAAATACTTTGCATAGGCGTATTGCCATTCACACATACTCACGCACCCGAAGAAGCATCTGTTTTCAGCTCTGTTTCTTCGGATTTTTTGTTTTTACAGCCCCGAACAGCCCCGAAGTATTTTTTGCTGCGTTCTGCTGTGATTTGCGTATCAACTTATCCGACAGTTGATTATACTTTTGTAGCTGACATTTTTTCAAACTTAAATCATTGGAATATGGAAGCAAACAAAGTAAATGACAGCCACCGACCGCCCACAGATGGCGGCATGGCAAAGGAAGAGTTTATCCGTGTCGGCACAACGCTCTACAAGATTGTGGAGCAGCCAAGACTGAACGGAGGGTATGTAAGGAAGCGCATCGCATGGAACAACGAGACCCTGCGCCAAGACTATGGCAAGGACTACATCGGCAGCGTACCCAAGTATGACGGCTTCTGCACCGTACCCGAACACGTCAGCTATCAGCCTGTAATCGGCAAGTTCCTTAACCTCTACGAGCCGATACCCCACCAACCGCAAGAGGGTGATTTCCCCTCTGTCCGCTCATTGGTGGAACATATCTTCGGGGAGCAATACGAGTTGGGAATGGACTATCTTCAACTGCTCTACCTGCAACCCATTCAGAAGTTGCCCATCCTGCTGTTGGTGTCGGAGGAGCGCAACACAGGCAAAAGTACATTCCTCAATTTTCTGAAAGCCCTGTTTCAGAATAACGTGACATTCAACACCAACGAGGATTTCCGCAGCCAGTTCAATTCCGACTGGGCTGGGAAACTCCTTATCGTGGTGGACGAAGTATTGCTGAGCCGCCGGGAGGACAGCGAGCGGTTGAAGAACCTGAGCACGGCACTATCCTACAAGGTGGAAGCCAAAGGCAAAGACCGTGACGAAATTGCGTTCTTCGCCAAATTCGTGCTGTGTTCAAACAACGAGTACCTGCCTGTCATCATTGATGCAGGTGAAACCCGTTATTGGGTGCGCAAGATAGACCGCTTGCAGTCGGATGATACCGACTTCCTGCAAAAACTGAAAGCGGAGATACCTGCTTTTCTCCACCATTTACAGCATAGGCAGCTATCCACCGAAAAGAAAAGCCGTATGTGGTTCACGCCCTCACTACTGCATACCGAAGCCTTGCAGAAGATTATCCGCAGCAACCGCAACAGATTGGAGATAGAGATGCACGAGCTTATCCTTGACATTATGGAAAGTGTAGGCACGGACACTTTCTCTTTTGACTGCAACGATATTTTTCTTTTGTTGCGGTATTCACAGGCAAAAGTGGAGAAACATCAAGTACGCAGGGTATTGAAAGAGTGTTGGAAACTTAATCCTGCACCCAACACGCTTACCTATACCACCTATCAGTTGGACTATACCCGTGACTGTCACTATTCGCCCATGCGGAAGACAGGACGGTTCTACACCGTGACAAAATCGTTTTTGGAAACACTATGATTATTTTGATGAAATGATGAATAAGTATATAAATATATTGAAATATAGATATTTACATTCTCATCAAACATTCATCAAAAGTATCTCACTGATGAAAGGAGAAAACAGGACGGACAGACCATGCCCGACACCGTAAACGATGAATTTCTCTTTTCGTGAGTGGTTTGATGAATAAATGATGAGATGATATATAGATATAAATCAATGTGTTAAACCATATGTTCATCAAATCATCGCTTTATCAACCATCATCAAATCCGTAGGAATATACATTATGACAATACAGGAAGCAAAACAAATCAGAATAGCAGACTATCTGCAAAGTCTGGGGTACACACCCGTCAAGCGACAAGATAGCAGCCTTTGGTACAAGTCACCGCTGAGAGAGGAAGCCGAAGCCTCGTTCAAGGTAAACACCGAACTCAACCAATGGTATGACTTCGGCATCGGCAAGGGTGGCAATATCATCGCATTGGCTTCGGAACTCTACCGCTCCGACAACGTGCCGTATCTGTTGGAGTGCATCGCCAAACAGACACCGCATCTGCACACCGCCATCCATGTACCATTTTCTTTTGGTCGGCAATCCGTTTCAGAACCGATGTACCGACATCTGCAAGTTTCGGAGTTATCCTCTCCTGTACTATTATCCTATTTGCAGGAGCGAGGAATAAGCACCGAACTCGCCAAGAGGGAATGTAAGGAACTGCATTTTGAAAACAAGGGCAGACCATACTTCGCCATCGGTTTCCCGAATATGGCAGGTGGTTATGAGGTGCGCAACCGCTATTTCAAAGGTTGTGTCGCTCCAAAGGACATCACCCATATCCGACAAAGTGGAGAACAGCCGACAACCTGTTATCTTTTCGAGGGCTTCATGGATTACCTCTCGTTCCTTTCCATCCGTGTGAGGAACAATCCGCAATGCCCCCGACTGACCACGCAGGATTATATCATCTTGAACTCCGTTTCCAATCTCGCAAAGGCGGAGGGCATATTGGCTGACTATTCCCAAATCGGCTGTTTCCTTGACAACGATACGGCAGGACGGACAGCCTGTGAGCATCTGCAAGCAAGGTTCGGGGAACGCCTTTCCGACAAGTCCATACACTATAGTGAGTATAAGGACTTGAACGACTACCTGTGCGGTAAGCCCTTGTCCCAATCGGCAGAGCCGATGAAGCAGGAGAGGCAAGTCCAATCCGCAAGGCGGATGATGCAGCCACCGAAAAAGCGAGGGCTGAAGATGTAGGGAGTGAGAACGCTTGCAGCCGTGCGGATATTTACAAGCGGAAAATACCATAGCTTATTAGGGAATTTTCCGAGCCGCATTGCAAGCAACGCTGAAAATTCCCCAATAAGCCAAAGAGGTTGCACCTCTCTGGACTCTCCCAAGCCAACGGCAGAAGCCGTACAGGAGAATAATCAACCATTGTTTCACAAGCTAAAAAAGAAAGGAAAACCATATATGGGATTTGTCGTATTACATATGGAAAAGGCGCACGGTTCCGACAGCGGAACGACCGCCCACATCGAGCGTTTTATCATACCGAAGAACGCCGATCCAACTCGCACGCATCTTAACCGAAAACTCATCGACTATCCCGATGGAGTGAAAGACCGAACAGCAGCCATCCAACACCGTTTGGAAAACGCAGGGTTGACACGCAAAATCGGTAACAACCAAGTACAGGCAATCCGCATCATCGTGTCGGGAACGCATGAGGACATGGAGCGTATCGAAAAAGAAGGCAGATTGGACGAGTGGTGTGCCGACAACATGAGCTACTTTGCCTTCATGTTCGGTAAGGAGAATATTGTGGCTGCGCACCTTCATCGGGACGAGGAAACGCCACACATACACATCACCCTTGTTCCAATCGTAAAGGGGGAACGTAAGCGCAGGAAACGGGAGGAACAGACAAAGAAACGCTACCGCAAGAAGCCGACCGACACCGTAAGACTGTGTGCCGATGACATTATGACACGGCTGAAATTGAAGACCTACCAAGATACCTACGCCATTGCGATGGCAAAGTACGGATTGCAGCGTGGCATAGACGGTTCAACGGCACGGCACAAGTCCACGCAGCAGTATTATCGGGACACACAGAAACTTGTCGATAGCCTCAAAGCGGAAGTGGTAGATTTGCAGGAGCGGAAAGAAGCGGCACGGCAGGAACTCCGCCAAGCCAAGAAAGAGGTGCAGACTGAGAAACTGAAAGGCGCAGCCACGACCGCAGCGACCAACATAGCCGAGAGTGTCGGTTCTTTTTTCGGCAGCAACAAGGTCAAGACGCTGGAGAGGGAGAACAAGAATCTGCATGAGCGTGTATCAGAACTTCAAGAAGAAGCCCGACAAAGGGAACAGCAACAGGCGAAACACATACAGGAGATAACAGACGCTTACGAGCTGCGACACCGCAAATTGTCCGAGTTTACAGACTTTGTGAAACGCTACTTCCCATATGTGGAGAAGCTGATACCGACAATAAATTTCCTGCGTGAACGCTTGGGCTTCAATGACGATATTATCCGAAGATTATGCACATTCAAGGACGTTCCCATAAAAGGCAAGCTACATTCTTCCGAGTTCAACCAAGGCTTTGAAACCCAACGTGCCGTCTGCTCCATTAAAGAGGATGAAAATGGAAAGTTCGATTTCAAGATTGATGGAGTATCACATATAAGCTGGTTCAGAAAGAAGATGAACGAGTTTAGGGAAGCTATCGGAATACCGAAACCAAGACAAAACAGAGGTATGCAACTGTAAATCAAAATAAAGTCCGTGATTGTTGAATGACATATCACGGATTTTTTGTACTTTTGCACTCGGATTGAGGCAACTCTATCCAAGACATAAGAAAAAGAAGCGTTATGCTTTCTTGTAAGTCGAGAACGTAGGAAATTCAAGACACTGCACAAGGATGGCATAGTGGTTCTCACGCATATAGCGTGGGCTGCTATACTACATTTGTGCATTTAGGTTTCCTACGACCTTCGACTTAGAATGTTGCATTGGTAGTCCACGTTTCTGCATTTGAGCATCCGCTTCTTTGGGCTAAGAAGCAAAAAAGAAAACTATATGAAACAAAAAGTTCCACTATCAAAAATGAACATGACAAAAACGCTATTATCAGTTATGCTTTGTTGCTGTTGCAGCATTATGGCTTTCGGGCAGAACATGACCCAAGAAATTGAAAAGATTATCAAAGGGAAGCAAGCGTCTGTCGGGGTAGCAATTATCCATAATGACGATATAATTGCCATTGCCAACGAGGACAAATATCCCACTATGAGTGTATTCAAATTCCATATAGCAGTGACAGCTCTGAAAAAAATGGAAGCAGAGAATATTCCGCTGGACAAAATGGTGTATATCAAACAGAAAGAAATGCTGAAAAACACGTATAGCCCGTTAAGGGATAAATATCCCGACCAAGGGATTCGTATATCTTATAGGGATATAATCAAATACACAGTATCGATTAGCGACAACAACACATGCGATTGGTTAATAAGGTTTGTTGGTGGTATTGATAAAGTGGACTCCTACATAAAATCTCTTGGGATAAAGGATATGAATTTCACGGAGACAGAGGAAAGCATGCATACGGACATTATGTTATGCTACAACAATTGGAGCACACCATTAGCTATTGCGCAATTGCTCAAGAAACTTCATACAGAAAATATTTTGACAAAAGAGCATTTTGCGTTTTTAGAGACAGCCATGCTTGATTGTGTGTCTGGCAAGAACAAACTAATAGCGGGGTTGCCTACCGATATAAAATTTGGGCATAAAACGGGACGTTCTAACCGAACTGCTGATGGCATACAGATAAGCGAGGGAGATGCAGGAGTGATATATCTTCCCAACGGTGAGAAGTGCTACATTGTCGTTTTGATAAAGGATTCTCGTGAGTCTGATGATGATAACGCCAAAATAATGGCAGATATATCAAATATAGTTTATCGTCATTTGAATAAATAAAAATCCAATTGTAATGAATCAAAGTCTCTAACATATATTTGTTGGAGACTTTTTGTTAAATTTCATATCGGAAAAGTGTGCGTTTCAATAAAAAGTAATAACTTTGCAAATGAAAGAGTTATTTGACAGTATAGCACCGCAAAACGCTGAAAATAGCACAGTTGCTAACTCGTTACCACTGTTTCTCAAATACTCAGTTAAATGTTTATTCTTCAAACGGTTATATTAAACCGTTGAAAATCTAAAATATATTGTCACCACTTGACGGATGTTCAAGCATCAGAATACTGCCGTCAAGCACTTTGAAGATTCCGTTCAACACTTCGCAGCTATCCGAATCGTTTGCAGATTTCTGCTTCAAACGATAGGTGCCATAAGCATTTAGCGTGAGTTTGTTTCTACATTAGTCGGTAACACACCAAAATATGCCCTTGCTATGGAATCCAAGTTAATACTGTTTTCTAAAACTGCCGTATAATCTTCGGCTTTAACAGAGTCAATACCTACATCGTTTTGTCCTGTGCCGCATAATATATAGGAAGCAACAAATGAGATAACCAAAACTGCTATAATTACCAATTTCTTCTTCATAACCATCATAAAAGAAAAAGTGTCCGCAATGTCAAGCAAGTGGCATCACGGACGCGAATGAACAGTTGAGAGTTAATGAAAAGCCAGTATTCTGCTATGTTGCTGATGCATGGACAAGTTCTTGCACTATCAAACACGATACGGAGACCGTTGGTCTTAATCTTGTCGAAGCGAAGGATGCGTTTGTACCCGTTGGTCGTTGTCTATTATTTCTGATTAATTTTCTTTTTAATTTCATTCGCCTCTTTAAATAGGCTATTAGCAATGCT